TAGCGCACGTCGTTCGGGACGATGAGGTCGCTGGTTCGAGTCCAGTAATCCCGACGAAAAGCCGGTAAATGTGCCATAAACACTGAGGATTTGCCTCAGTCGGTGCCAAAATGGTCGGTACAATTTCGGTATCACTCCTATATACATTATTAATAATAGGCTGTATCTGAGAAAAATTAAAGATATGGCTAAAAAAAATTATTCTCCAAATTCGAATGACACAGTACTTAGTAGTGTCATTGGCTGGAAACCTCCAGTTTTTCATCAAAGATCAGAATGTTATATCTCCTTCATGGCGTTTGATCCAGGGATCAACCGCATGAGGAAGAAAAAAATTATGCTTGACCATATCAAGGGCAAGCGGAACCAACGTGTCTATGCCGATCAGATTATGAAGAATCTCACCGAGAAACTTATGGCAGGATGGAATCCTTGGATAGAGGCTCTGCAGCCTCTGGAATATACGAAGTGGGAAGACGTGCTCGAGAAATATAAGGCTTATCTAACAAAAATGTGCAATGAGGGAAGTATGCGCGAGGAGACTTTTGTTGACTACAGCAGCCGTGTCCGAATCCTGGAAAAATGGAAGAAAGAAAAAAACATAACTCTCAATTTTTCTTATCAATGGGACAAAAGTAATGTGAGCAAGTTCCTGGACTACATTTTCATCGACAGGAATAATACAGTATTGACTCGCAACAACTATCTTGCCTGGACTAAGAGTTTCTCCGCTTATCTGTTAGCTCGAGGCTATATACCAAAGAACCCAACAGAAGGTTTGGAACGTATCAAGAACAGGCAGAAGAAAAGCAGAGATGTCATACCTGACTGCACCATGCAGCTCATCAGAGATTATCTGATGGAGCACAACAGGCACTATCTGCTGGCATGTGAGATCATCCACTACCTCTTCATCCGCCCTCGTGAGATGTCCTATCTCAGAATCTGCGATATCCACGTCAAGACTCAGACAATCAGTCTGCATGGAGAGAATACCAAGAATGGCAATGATGCCGTGATCACGTTGCCGACTCATGTCATCAAGCTGATGATGGAACTCAACATCTTCTCTCACCCAGGGCAGGACTATCTATTCTCTGACGGGTTCTGCCCAGGACCTGAAAGAAAGAACGAGAAAATGTTCAGAGACTACTGGACTCGAGTTCTGAGAAAGGAACTGAAGCTCTCACCTCGGTTCAAGTTCTACAGCTTGAAAGACACAGGCATCACCAATATGCTGCGGGCCAATGCCGACGTCCTGTCGGTCAGAGACCAGGCGAGACACTCATCCATACTCATCACCGATATATACACACCAAAGGATATACAGAAGGCGAATGAGTATATCAAGAACTATCAGGGAATCCTATAATATAATAAGGTGGAGAGCAGTTTGCTCCCCACCTTATTATATATATTATGATTGCATGTAAAAATAGCCTGTGTAAACTGGCTCGATGGCATCGTCCTTGACTTCCATCTCTATTTTCTCGCATACAAATCTCTTGTTGCGGATGATGTATATCTTGGATGGATCCGGTATGTCATCAGACTTGAACTTGACCTCCATGCAGTTTTTATTGTCTATATGGAAAGCCTTGCTATGGAACTCTGCTAATGATACTGCACCATTGGCTACTGAATTCAGGGATAGCGAAAAATTATTGCCGGCAGTCACTAATATACCCTCATATGTATAATCACTGTTAATGCGATAATCTGTGATGAACATTGGCCATCTTGATTTATTACCTACCCATGATATACTGCCGTATGGCACGTTAAATGCCTGCACTTTACCTGGCAGTATGAAAAAGACACTCATGACCTCCTCTTCAGCTTCGCTCTCATCCATGCTTGACTCATCATCTATGGCATCCTGTACGGATGTGTAGCTATATCCGTCTTCATCAACATCGCACTCCTTTGAATCCGCTTCCTTGTCATTAGGTATTGACAGCAGGCAACGCTTCTCGTAGTATTTATCTTCTAGGAATCCTGTCTTGAAATTGATATCTTCTACAACTTGTGCAGCAGGAGAAATGCTCAGATCGACATAATCATCAGAAGAACTGTCCCTGATTAAAGGTGACCATACACCTGCCAACTGCCATGTTTTCGTACCATCCTCATTCTCTACATATATGTAGTAACTTCTGAGGAACTCAATGATAGTCTGCCTCTTTTTCTTCTCAGACCATCCCATGGTAGTCTGAGAAAACTGATCGAGCACGCCGAAATAATCGACACTCTGAACGATATTGAAGTTGTCAAAAACCTTCTTTGGTATGCTCTCATAGTTCCCTCTATTGGCTGAACCATCCATTTTGTACTCCAGGTTCGCAGTTGCAGAAGTGCTGAAAGAACCGTCTTCGTCATAGTCTGCCGAATATTCATCCAGCGGTTCTATCTCAATAGAATCTGCAGAACTCAACTCTGAGGAACTGATGACGCTGCAGGTCTTCTGGACTTCATCGAAGTAGATGGAGGCATTGAAGAGTTTCCGGAATTCCTCAATAAATGTATAGCTTGTCCAATGAGGTAGCGCCCTTCTAATCTCGCGAGTCTTGTAGGCAGAAGCTATATAAAGCTGGTTCCATGGCTTGCAGTCAAAATCGTTGCGCTTGATAGTATATCCTTCGTATTCTACTACTTTACGAAAGATATACATCAGGCTGGGCTGAGCAGCTAGGTTAGAGATAAATGGTGCATTGTAGCCAATAAATTGTTTCGTTTTATCTACTCCAACAAAATTTGCAATCATATCATTTGTTTCGTCCCGTACAGGTACGAAGCACCATTTTCCTTCCACTCCCAGGAACTTCGTCTTATCTTCATCTAATCTGTAAATTTCAGTTATTCTGTCCTTGAACTTCTGTGACCAGCCCTTATCAACATCATATCCCGGCTTATCTGCTGTACCAAACTGAATTTCGTCTATGTAGTGCTTCTCCATGCGGTCGTTGAACTTGATGCGTGATTTGCCTCCGACTATCTGCAGTTTGATTTCTTTCTCATTCACGGAGAGTATGGTACCAACACCGCTCATGATGAGCTGGCTGTTACAGTACAGCTTGCAGTCATCGTATTTGGCGATATTCTTCTTGACTTCCAAGCGTGAGACATTTTTGAAAATGACACGGTTCTCCAGGATATTCATGGGGAAGGTGATGTCATAGGTGTACTCACCATCATCGGTGACATACTGGTTGGCGTATGTCACCTTGATGGATGATGTGGATATCGGGTATGCCCGATGGCCATTGATAATACATGTAATCATAGGCTACTTATTGTTTAAAATGCGCTGATAATCCTGCAGTCTGCGGTGCAGACCTCTACGACCAGATATCGGAACCTCGACCTCAATGCCATCGTCAAGAGTCTGTGTCAGACGGCTGACGGCTGCATTGACACCATCGAGGGACTGGCGCACCTCGCTGTTATCATTATTGACATTGACAACAGGAGCCACCACGGTACTGCTACCCTGTCCGAGAGAACGTGTGATATCATCAGCGGTCAGCGAGCCAACTGTATTGGAGCGCTGTGCCCTATCGATGAGGTCAAGAGCTGGACGGATGGAAGAGTTATTGACGGCATTGTGATTAGCCACGAACTCGCCTTCATGTACGACACCTGCTTCCTTTCTGTAGCGGTTACCTCCGGTATATCCTCCCTCATAGTAACCTGCTGCCTCTGCCTGGTGCTGCTTCTTGATGGTTGCAATCTGCAGCATACCTGCTGCGGTTGCCATGCCGGCAGCGATAGGAGCCATGACCCAACCAGTGACAGGGATGCTGGCTGCTGATGAGTAGGCATTGATGGCTGCCATGGCAGTTGATGCGATTGCCTGAGCAATCTCAATCTTCATGGACTTCTTGTTGGCCTTAGACTTGGCAGCGGCTAACTCCTTGTCACGTTTCTCCTCCAACTTTTTCTTCTTTTTCGAGTTGTTGCCAGCTGCAGCAATCTGCTTCTCGTAGTTCTTGGAGATTTTGGCTTGCTCTAGGTCTGAGCATGCCTGAGCGTATGCTGATGCAGAAGAGAGAATATTGTTGATGCCATTGTATGCAGCAGAAGTCTGCTGCACCATGTTATCGAGGAAGTTGGCGGTGACCTGCGCCTTCGCCTGCATGTATGCAGCATGGTTCTGCTTGTCGTTGCCATACAACTCCTTCAATTTCTCCATTGTGTTCTGGTAGTTCTGAATCTGTGAGGAGAAGTATCCACCCAAAGTTGCATTGCCGGTCGACTGAGACTCACCTGCAGCAGCCCTGGCACTGTTGACCATCTCTGATGACTTATCATTAATCTTCAGCTGAGCGCTACCAGCACCATGATCATCAGCATCAATCTGCGCTCTCTGTGCAGCAAACTGCTTGGTTATCTCCAACTTCATCTGCTGATATTCCTCCTCCTTGATCAATCCCTGCTTGTAGAGATTGTCAAGGCCATTGAGGTACATGGTCTCTTGTGCCTGCAAGTCTTGCTTACCGAACTGCTGACGGAGTTCACGCAGCTGGTTCTGGTATGACTCCTGCATCTGCAGCTGGTGGTCGAGCTCAGCCTGTTCCATCTCAGCCTTCAGATCCAGCCACTCCTCGCTGCCCTCTCTGTCATTGTAGAGTGCAAGACGTTTTTTCCTGGCTTCGACATCATTCTTATATAGGGCTTCATTGAGAGCGGTATCATTCTGATAGATTTTCGAATTGACATCATAATATTGCGCTTTGATGCTAGCCTCCTTCTGGAGGCGTTCACGCTCAATGGTCTGCTCATTCATCTTCTGAATGGCAGCATCATGCTGCTTTACAACATTGACCTGGTTGTCAAGTAACTGCTTGTACTCATTACTCTCAGCACCATACAACTGTTTCAGCTTGGCAAAGCCCTTAATCTGGATGTTTTGACGGTCATCGATGAACTGCTGATAGGTTTTCTTGCCTTCTGCATAGGCTTTGGCGTTGTCTGCCATCAGTTCGTTGGTCTCAGCCTTGATGCTATCGGCTGCCTGCTTCTGCTTGCGTTTGGCTTCAGCCTGGCGCTTACGTGCCTCGGCTGCAGCAGCCTTCGCCGCCTTGACACGAGCCTTGCGCTCTTTTGCAGAAGCTTGATGAGTGCCGGTTGTTCTATGCGGCTTAATGATGGTACCATCATTGCCCTTTCCATTGTAGCCATTGTTGCGCCATGGCTCTGGGTCATTGACTTCGAAGTGCAGAGACTCCAACTCATTAATCTTGTCCATGAGTTTCTGCTGGTACTGTTTCTCACGCTCAACACTCTGAAGGAGTTGGTCCTTATGGTCAGAAGCGAAGTTCAGCTTCTGTGTCTTGCCACCTGCCAGCGGATTGAGGCGGTCCCAGAAACGCTTCCAGTAGCCTCGATTGTCATTGTCTGCCTCACCTAATAAGTCTTCGTCTTCAGCCTGTTTAGCTATAGACTCTGCCAGTTTCTTCTGCAAGCCATCGATGACGATCTTCTTTTTCATCATGTCGATGTAGGACTGGATCTGCCTTGTTGCTTGACCGGTTCGCACTGCTTCCTCTGTGATGTTGCCGAGGTGCTCACGCATCAGCTTGCCGTTGAGTTCTTCCAGGGCTGACTTGCGGTCTGACTCAGCTGTGGTGTTGGACTGGATGGCAGAAACGAGGCGCATGATGGATGCCTCCTCTTCTGCTGCCTGCTTGTTGGCATCGGTCACGGCATCATTGTAGTCACGCTGAGCCTGCTCAGCTGTGCTCGTCTCTTTAGAGAGTGTGACAATTGCGGCTGTCAGACCCACAACAACAGCAATCACGGCAGTGATCGGGTTGGCCAACAACACTTTGTTCCACAACATCTGCGCTGCAGTGGTCAGTTTTATCTCCCTTGTCAACGCCATCTGAACGATTGCCATGGTCTTGAGAGCAGATGTCTTAAGACCCACAAGGACGAGATGCGCCTTTTCGCGCAGAATCATGATGTTCAACCATGCCATCTGCGCCTTGTCTGCTATCAACTTTGCCTTAGATACTGCTGTATAGGTGACGATTGCGGCGGTCAGTACAACCAATATGCGCCAATAGTCCTTGACGAAGTCAACGAGTGTTGAGAGTGCTCTGACACCGAGACTTGCTGCAGATATGCAATATCGTGCTGCAGGATAGAGTTTCTGGCCTAGTTCGATGGAGAGATCCAGGAACTTCTTGCTCGCCTTGTCAAGTTGAGCCTGTACGCTCTCGTTCTGTGTTTCGAACTCATTGAGGACGGATGTGCCTTCGGAATAGGCTTCGTTTGCCAGGTTCTGGGCAGTCTTGATGTCATCGAGCTTGTCAGCGAGGACGGTGAGGACACCAGTAGCCCTGGATCCATCCATCTTCATTTCCTCGAACATTGGTGCAAGGTCGGCAAAACCGCCCTTGGCTCGCATGGCTGCCAGGAACTGGAGGAGTGCGCCGTTGGCATCCTCCTTCAGGGTGTTGGCGAACTCCTTGACATTGAGTCCTGCAATCTTTGCAAACTTTGCGGAGTCTTGGAACATTTTTGCCAGAAGGTTCTGTACTGCAGTAGCAGCCGTCTCGTCCTGCTGCATGTTCTGGTCAAGGACAGATGCGAGACCCATGATCTGAGCCTGTGTAAAACCTGCCTGCTTGCCGACACCTGCTACTCGCGCGGTGAAGTCAACGAGATATCCTGCAGAGGCAGAGGAATTCTGAGCCAGTTCATTGACTGCAGAACCTGTCGCCAACATGGCACCTCGCAGACCTTTGGTTTTGTCTTCGCCGAACATTTGGGCGAGTTTACCGATTTGTGAGACAGCTTTATCGCCGAGGTCATCCCCGAGGGCGACATTGATTTTATCGGCTCCATCAACAAAATCTTCAACTGCAGCAGTCGATGTGATGCCTAGTCTGCCGGCATCCTCTGCCAGTTGATTGAGTTTCTGGCGAGGTGTGCGGGTATCCATCTTCTTGAAGTCTTCGTTCATTCGCTCAACCTCCTCGGCTGCCTGACCGGTATATTTGCGGACGTTGGTCATCTCATCATCCATCTTTGCATATTCCTCTACGCATTTCTTGACGGTGAAGGTGATGCCGGAGATGGCAGCGACGGCTCCCAGGGCGATGCCCTGCATGCGGTTGAACCAGTCCGCAGAGCGCTTGATCCAGGACTCCTGAGCAACTCCCTCGGCTCTGACTGCCTGCAGTTCTGCCTTCAGCTGCTTCGCCTTCAGCTCCATCTGTTTGAACTGCTCGGTACCACGCTGCATGCCCTGCATCTGCTGATTGAGCGCCTTGATGGAGTATTCGAGGTCACGGATGGATGAGGTTTTGAGGTTGGCCATGGTGTTGTTGACGAGCTGCATCTGTCTCTTGGTCTCCTTGATGTCCACGTTGGTGCTGTCAATCTCCTTGTCATACTGCTGCATGAGGGTGACCACCTTCTTCTCGCTCTGACGGATGCGTTCCAACTCTGCCTCCACAAGTTTCAGCTGCGAAGCTCTGGAGGCGTACATGGTTGATGTAGGGTCGTAGTCAGCCATCTGACTACGTAGCTTGGATGCTGTGAAATTGAGGTCATTGAGTGAAGCATGTTTCAGGTTTGACACCGTTGCGGTCATGCGTCTCGCTTCCTCATCAGCCTTGCGTGTCGCGCCCTTCAGGGCAAGCATCTGCTCCTTAACCTTGGAGAGTTGAGCGTCCAATTTTGCGAAGTCTGAAGGGTCAGACGCTGCCTTCATCTGCCCCTTCAGATGTCTTGCTGCCTTCTCCAGCTGTCCGAGGCTTGCACTTGACAGGTTGTCGAGTGTCTCCTTGACGCTCATGGTTGAGTTCTTGAATTGCTTCATCTCTCGCTCTGCGGCCTTCAGATCTTTCGCAAGAGATGCGCCTAAACGGGAATCGCCCGCCGAGAAGGCATCTTGTTTTGCCTTCTTCAGACGAGCGACTCTGTCCTCTAACTCTTTGAGTCGGTTTTTTGCCTCCTCTGAGTTGAGCTTGATGACTGTTGTATATACCTCTTGTCTTGCCATTATCGGGTGACTTGTATATAGCTGTTATATAATATGTTGGAATGGGGATTGAAGTTGATGACCTTGATGTCATAGCCTTTGGTGCCCCACCGCCACCAGAGGAATCTGTGCTTGTACTGCCTGTAGACGATAGTCTGGAGGCTGTCTCTCGCCTTGTATGTCAAGATGGAGTCTGCCGTGTTGAGACGGAAACTGAGCCATCGGTCGCAATAAGTATAGACAGAATCGCTGCGGTCAGTCTTGACCGTATCAGCAGAACTCAGACTTGTGCGCTGGTCTGCCATGACCTGGTCAAGACGTATGTCCAGGTCATGGAGCAGCTGGCGGTCGTAGGCTTGAAGCTTGTACTCCTCTTCCTTCATCTGCAGCACCTGCTGCGTGATGACAGTGACTGAGTCTCGGATGGTGTCTCGCTCGGCTGGAGCATATTGAAGTTTCAGCCCATTGAGCTGTTCTATCAGTTCCTGCTCCGCTCGCTGCTGTCGATGGTCAAAAATCCAGAAGCAGGCGATGATGACCAAAATCACCGATATGGCCATGATGATTGACTTGAGATGTTTCTGCATAATCCTTGATTTTAAATGTCAGCATACTCAGGAATAGCGTCGAAGCAGGGACACTCCTTGATGCGCTCCCATGGATCGACCACTCCATTGTGGTTCTTGTCAGGCGAGATGTCACGATGTCCCATGATTTTGGCATCAGGGTAGCGTTGGCGTAACTCCTTCAAGAGTTGACGAAGTCCAGCCTTCTGCTCTTCTGTTCGGTTGTCGATAGCCTTGCCTGTGCGGGATATTCCACCCATGTACGCAACGTTGACTGAATCGAAATTGTGCCCCTTGACTCCATTGGACGGCAGGTCTTCTGTCATGAGCTGCGTGCGTTTGCCATCTGCGGTAACGACCCAGTGGTAGCCTGGATAATGCCAGCCTTTGTCTCGGAACTCCTTGAGCAAGGCATCGACAGACCATGACTGTCGGCTTGCTGTACAATGAACGAAAATTTTCTTAATCTTGCGTGCCATTTTTGTTGTTGAAATATTTATTGATAATGTCTTTAACTCTGGTGTCAAAAGTCAGTGCGAAACCAAAGACGGTTGCCACGTAAACCAGACTCTGTCCAAAGTACCACAAGACGTTAGACGTGACGTCGTGGGACATAAAAAAGCTGATGTACACGAGCACAATGCCAGCAAGCAGAACTATGCCAGCAGAGCTGTAGTGTATCCAATCCTTGGTATTTCTCTGCATATCTGTACCTGATTAAATCTGGCACAAAGGTACAGATAATATAAGAAATATAAAAATACGGCAGGAAGAACTATTGCCCTCCTGCCGTATCTGATAACTATGAGATATCTCTGTCGAGTAATTCTCTGGCCATCTGCTTAGCCTGCTCTCGCCACTCCTGGAATACCTGGTACTCTGTCTCGTGCTCCTTGTTGCCGTCGCCGTGGTTGCACAGGATGGCTTCGACATCGCCCTGACTGTACTTAGTACGAACCAGACCATTCACGAACTGGCGATAGCTTGCCGACTCAGCTTCAATCTTAGTGGAGCCGTCAATCTCTGTGCCCTCGTAGCTGTATGCTGTCACTGTCTTACTATCGCCATCAGACTCCGACATTGTGGTGTCTGGGTGATAGTTTTCTACTTTCTGCTCACTCAGGAACAGAAGAAAATGCTTGCTGTCATATCTCAAGTATGACATACGGCAAAGATAAAATTTCTTGTGCATCTAGATAAACTTATAAAATTTCTTGCCAAACTTGTTGGTGAGTTCCGCTGCAACGGTATAGAAGCCCTTTTCCAGCAGTTCCCACTCCTTGCGTGCCTGGTCAACCAGAATATCTGAGCCAGTAAAGAGCCACCACGACTCAGGTTGCCAAACCGGTTCCTCAATCTCATCGCCATGTTCATCGAGTTGTCCTGTCTTCCGGACGTGATCGATGAAACGGAAGCGGATGGCGAGGCGGTCCTTAGGCACCTTCTTGGTGACTATGTGCTTGACGCCCTGGTCGTCAACTTCTTCAACCTGCTCCATCTTGAAGTCGACTCTCGACTTATCTATCTTGTAATCCTCTATGAGGATGAGGAACTTGTCATAGTCCTCAATATTGTGGCACAGGATATCGCCTGGATGCTTCTTCTGTGCCATGCTCATGCCCTCGAAGGGAACCTCTCCCTTGCGGGCTTTCACAATCTGACCATACTTTTTCATACCGATTTTATTTAATAAGTTTTTTGTGTCTGCGTGTTTGGCAAGGCCTAGCCTGGAGGCAGCCTTGCGCCGGATCTGTTCATCGTTAAGTCCACGTTTGCGCAATCTTGCGACTTGGGCACAGAGTGCCTGCTTGGTGCGCTTGCGCAAAAGGGCATGGTCGGCAAAGATCTTCTGTCCACAGAAGTCTATGCCGTCACATGTACGATGAATATTCCAACTTTTATTTATGCTCAGCATCCAGTCTCTAGCCAAGTGCATGACTGCAAGCTCCGCCATAAGGCGTAAGAAGACCTTATCTTCATGCATGATGAAGATATTGTCCATGAATCTATAATAATGTTTGAGCCCCTCGCGGCAAAAACGGTCGAAGCGCTCATTGAGGGATTTTACCCCCCACATTTAAAACGATAGCTTGCTGCTCCGAGCGGCATGTGAGGAGCATGTCCGTGACGTAGCGAGCCTGCCAATAACCGTGTTTTTCGGGGTCTTGGAGTATGTCGAAACACCGCATGGCGAGATAGTCAAACCTCGCCAGAAACAGTTGTCCCAAAAGTTGTGTGAGCTTGACACCCAGCACTATGCCGTTGGCATAGCTGTCAACGACTTCGTCGATGAAAGCAAGCAACTTGCGGTCCTTGATATACAACCTGTACTCTCTCTTGAGCAAATTGTGCTCAACATTCTGGAAATAATGGTGTATATCCATGGGCAAGCAATAGAATGTGTCTTGCTGTGACGAGGTAAAGATGTCCTGCTTGATAATCTTGTAGAAGAAATGCGTGCCACGACCCTTGGTACCAGCTGGACTGTTGAAAGGAATCTTGGCTCTCAACTTATCTTCACTGGTGTGCATGGCTGCATGCTGAATGACATGATCGCCAACAGGCAACTTATTGACTATGCGATGCTTGGGTTTTTCAACCGGCTTGGCCTCATAGTCTGATGTATGCCATGTCTGATGAACATATGCATTTAGCAGGGATTGAAGATTTGTTTCAAACTCTGCCTCAAACGCTTTTACTGAGAGACGGGACTTCTTGTGCCTCGAAAAATCAAAAAATGCTTCACGAAAATTTTGCAAAGTCTCCACCTCCTGTGAAATGTTGCCTAACCTCTTCACTTGCTTTTTAAAATTTTATGTAAATATAAAAAAAGGTCGGTGTCTGTATAAATGTCGGTGTCTGTGTCTGTTGTCTGCTTTTCTAATGTCCTAACTTTCGACCGGATGACCCATTGCCATCATCTACTTGCTATTCTGCTAAAGTGTATGTTTTGCCATGAGGCAAGGCCTGACTCCCGAAATCACTGCAGCTAAGCAAACTAACCTGCAGTATCTTGTTAAGTTGAGGGCCGCACCGTAGTTCACATTGGAATCCGAGACAGCATTGTTCACGTTGAGCGTCGAAAGACCGCATTGACCACCATTGTTAGCGTTGCCACCGCGAAGACACAGGCGAAAACCGGCGCAGAAATCACAGCCTGGTTTGAAAACCGCCTGCAAAGGTACTGAAAAAAATCGGAATGAAAGAATGTCAAAGAGCGAAATTTCAAAAAAATCGACCGCCCAAGGGCGGTAGGGTTTGCTCGCTACGCTCGCAGGGTGCTCAGGATTGTCCTTGGCTCCGCTTGGGAACCTTGGTCAATCCTGCTCACGTCAGCACACCTCTGAACACTTTAGGCCGCCTCGTAATACACTGGTTCCAATGACCACTCGGATGCTGCTTCACAGAGGGCCGCACCGCAGACCACATCGGAATCCGAGACAGCACTGCTCACGTTGAGCGTCGAAAGACCGCATTGACCACCATCGCTAGCGTCGCCACCGCGAAGACACAGGCGAAAACCGGAAGTTGCTTTTGACGTATTCCAAAAATAACTTGTCGAATAGGTTGACTCTGTTGCACCAATCTGCGTACAGAAGTTCTCCAGATGTTCCATCGACCAGGTCTTGATAAATCCTTCACCGCCACCTGGTGACTTGCTCAACGCCTTCATGCCTGTAGCATTACCGATAGTCCATGAGCCGTAAATAGACGGAGCGACAAGGTGGGTCATGGTCATGTCACTATTCACCTGGCAGAACTCATCATCCATCATTCGCCATAGATTGCCGAAGCCGTTTTTTAAACCGAAGAAACATGGTATCTTGGCATTATAGACCGTTGTCCCTGCATCATTTTTTACGGCATAAGTCGCTTCTCCACATGAATCACCAAGTTCAATGCCTGCACTCATTGGTGCAACTGGTCGCAAACCATTGTAGGTTTCCCAGTACGGCATCTGTGTCAAGCCTGCTCCGAGTCCACCTTGGAAGAGGCCGTTGGCATCCTTGTTTGCATTGACTGCATCCTGATCATAATGTGTACCGAAAATGACACTGAACAGAATTGCGACAATGGAAGTATGTCGCATGGTTGTGCATAGCCAACCCTTGCCGTTCTTACGCGCTGCAGCTCTGAACTGCTCTGTAGTCATAGCGGTAGCAGGTCTGCCCAGCAACGTATTGTTCTTGCCATCATAGGTAGCATTGTTGTCGCCACCACGGTAGTTAGCTGCATCGTTGATGTAACTAACCAGGCGTCCGGTACTACGCTCAATAGTAGCGAAGCCAGCTGCAGAAATACTGCCGATTGGTATCTCAAGATTGTATTCACCTGGTATTGGCTTGATGCCAATCTGCTCATAGTGCAATCCGCCAATATCCTTGATGACAACGTAGAATTTACGTCCCCAGCCCCACTGGTAGTGACCCTCTGTACCATCCAGCCTTGCCGGTTCACCAGTAGCATATCTGTGGTGATCCTTGCTGTCGAGCTTCCTACGGCTGTGGTCATTTTTGACCAAGTATGCGCCAAGTCCGAGGATGTATGGCAACTCCTTCAGCAATTCTAGTGAGCCAATGTATGATGCCGCCTTAGGCGTTGCGTTATTTGTGTCCCACACTCTTCCGCACCAGGCATGCTGACCTACAGCAAGGTCAGCCTTAAGCGCATCCATGCCAATTCTAGTGACATTGCCATTTTGGTCTGCCAGCAGCACGCTCTGGTTGCTGTTGGCGGTTGTGACTTTCGTCACGGTGTTGAATTTTTTACCTTCCATAATTATTATAATATTTTTTTTAGCAAACTATTCCAATCAGTATGATACACGTGCCCTAATCCGTCACTATAATCAATCCAATCCTTGCTCAAAAACAGATGACTTTCATTATCAGTCCCCTCATCAGAGTATATTCTTAAACCAAATTCTGGATCTATATTCACCCGTTTCCTTCCACCATATCCAAATAATTCCATTGTTGCAATTCGACTCAGCGAATCAGAATCTGTCTCAAATTTCACCTTAAAAAGGTCTGTCATCTCTGCAATTGAGCTTGGCAAATCCCAGTTATCATCATTAACTGAAGTTGGTCCACGCAAGACAAGGTAACCCTTATCAGCATTCATTTCGATTTCATTCCAGGTCTTCTCATTTCTAGACTTGAAATTACCTGTTGCCTTAATGCTCTCAAAATTACCACCCTTGCAATCGAGATTTCCGTCCTTAGCTCTGAAGACAACATTTCCGTCCTTATCCTTCATCTCGATTGTTCGTACACCTAAATTTTCTACAATCTGAAATTGCGATAAGATGAGATTGGCGACAACCATTTCAAAAGGGCTTCCAAGTCGCCAGTAGCCATTGTTGGTATCCTCGTCACTGCCGGGGTAATTGGTTGCAGACTTGACGTGACTCTTGATGCAGCTATAAAAACCGGAGTCGTAGAAGACAACATCCTTCCACTCCTCGCCTGCAGCACCTGCCTGGAAACTGTAGCCATTGCCGCAGTTAGACCAAGACTGCGGTCCTCGAAGTGTTGCTCCTGTCTCTCCCTTAGCTCCAGGTTCACCATCTTCAACGGTAATTATAGGTACCTTATATGTATAGGATATCCCATCTACTCCAACTAATATGTCTAGCGCATCGTTGACTATAGTATTTTTTTCTATAGTTATCTGTAAGCGTCTCCCTTTTTTATATTTGACACTACGCATGCTGACGCCTGTAGTATCTTTGGTCAAGTCACAAGATACAATACAGTCTTTTTCCATGCCAGCTTCGAATGCCTGCACGTCGATGCTATAAGATCCGACGAATTGAGACTTCTTGTGAACGATAGTCGACATGGATAGTTGTATGTTGATGGCATCCTTGCCGGCAGCACCATGGCACATCGGTGTGGACACCTTCTCACTTCCATCGGTGTAGTAGAAGTGTGTCCGGCTCCAGATATAGTAGCCCTTGCGCCACTGAGGAGCAGTTGTCTGCCAACCCTCTGTCGGAGCTGTAGTCGGACTTGTTGACTCCGCATATTCCACGTCGGTATTGGATATGCCAACACCGACGCGGAGGAACTTAATCACTCTTGTGATAACTGACATAGGCTATTTAACGGATTGAATTGTTAATGCTACGTTGCTGTAACCTGCGTGTATGCAGTCTTCTCTCGTCACAGCGAAAGAACTCAACTGGACAGTAGGCTTGCGTGCTGCTTCGGTATTGAGGACAACACCGGAACCGGATTTCAGCGTGAAATAGAATTTAGTTTCCACCGCTTCTGACTTGCCTCTGACAATCATGCGAGGTGTGTAGGTCACAGTGCCATTACCTGCCTCGTCCTCGCTGATAGACTCATCAGCGGGTGTCGGGTTCGGCTCGATGTCATACGGATCCGACGCGTCGATGACTGTCTGGAAATCAAATCCCAACAGATTATCCTTGCCCATGGCTTTGTCATTGTAGACCTCTACCATGTACTCACGCGTGCAATCGACCTCAGAAGCCTTAACAGTAATGGTCTTGCCGTTTGCTCCTGCAATCTGCTCCCAACCCGTGAGGCTGTTGGTGGCTCTGTACCACTTGTAATATAGCCCTGATGTCAGCGTCTCGTTGGCCAGCGTGGTTTTGGCTTCGAGTTGGCAGCTATCATCCTTGTCGTTGAGTACGAAGTTATGTGTGTCGTTAGCCGGAGCCTTGATGCTTACACGATACGCAACGCCTGTGTATGGTCCGACCGGTATCTCGTATACCGCCTGCACCTCATCGGTAATCTCCTGCTGGTTGGATCTCTCGGATATCTTGCCGACCATCTTGACGTTGATGGCAGTATAATTGGATGCCTTAACCAGGTTATTGCATATCTTCAGGCCCCAGTAGAACTGCGATGCACTGGGTCTGATAATCTCGAAGAGACCTTCGAAGAGACCGGTTGATTTGCCAGAGCTGTTGAACGGAATCTCCGTCTCGTTGAAAAAGAACTGCATGGAAACAGGAGTCGTGACACCGTCTGCAGCCCTCGATGAGATGACTACGAAATAGAGCTTCGGCTGTGACTGCGAGAAGTCGGGATAGACGGTAACGACATCACCGTTTTTCTGGTACTCCTGGTAGAGATCTCCATCCGGAGACTGGATAGATGGCGTGAATGTTCCCATCTTCTGGATGAACTTGATGTTCACCGATTTGCTTGCACTACTCATTCTTTGCCTCCTCTCTCATGATGAATCTGCTGTCTGTAGCTACAGGCAGCTTGTTGCACACTTCACCCTCCTGCTCCATGCAGGCTGTCTTGCCGTCCATGGCGATAGCGCCAATCTTGGACAGCGTCTCCTCGAACTCGATAGGTTTTCCGAGTGGCAGGATGTCCTGACACCACAGAAGGAAACTGCCATCCTGCAGTTCTGTTCTGTCCTTGGTCAGCTGAAGGAACTCTGCAACCTTTCGGTTTGCCTTGATGTATCTTTCCATATTACAAAAAAATAATTATTAGTGAAAAATAAATGGATTGCCGTCGGTGTCCACGAAGACCTTGCCGTCGGCATCCATAGCCAGAGCTAAGGGTTCGAGGTCTTTGACTTCCAACGCGAGTATAGCTCCTCTGTTTGGGTCCAGAAGTTCTGTAGGAACACTCGGAGACATGCCATGTCCGACAAGGACAGCATTCTCGAAGTGTACCGAATTATTCGGTGCCATCCACCAGAGTACCTGCAGCTCTCTCGTAGGGTTTGCTATTTCCCCTACATTGTCAAAAATAGTTGCCCTTGGGTTAACCTCCTTCGTGTTAGGAAGCACCTCATCGACCGTATCAAGCATGTCGTAATCGTAGAACGGAATTCTCCGGACGATGTTGACTATCTTGAATGGTGCGGCATCAGACAGTTCTACGCTTTCCGGATTGCCTGCTGCAGAGTATCTTGCTCTACACCTGATGCAGATGCGCTTACCCATCAGAGAGCGGTCTAGCGTAACGGAATCACCATCAGCTGAGACCTTGATTTCGAGGTCATCTGCAGTAATGGCAGAGAACTGACCTCTATCTCGCAGAACCTCCCAGACGAACAGTCTCTTCTCCTTAGCGCACTCTTCAGCCCCAAGGCGCAGAGAAGCGCTGATGACCTGCTTGTCGGTATCACGGAGCGGGTTGTAGTAGCGGTCTCCGCTTGATAGCAGGAGCGTCGGCTTGTAGATGGTCGCATTCTTGCAGTTGATGGAGTAGTCCATCGTAATATTGCGAACTTCGTTTGTTCGGGTGTCCAGGTACTTCGCCTTGAAACGGAGCAGTATCGGCTTCTGCGGTGCTGCGTTGATGTACCAGAGCAGCTTGCCTGCATCATTGCCTGACGATGTGATGACATGCTGCTTTGGTATCGTTACCAGCGCATTTCCCTCCACTCCGTCTACAACTCTGTACCAGGCGATGTCTGTCAGTTCGCTGTTGACACGTCCACTCTTGAGTATGCCATCTCGGTCAATCATGCTTATAACCGGCTGCAAGGCGCATGGTGTCAGCCTGTAATCAGGAGAATACTCATCCTGATCAGCATCATAGGTCTGTTCGAGCGGAACGCTGCCTGATACGGACTTGGAGTAATGTACCTGCAGAGGCGTGTACTTGATGTCTAATCTTTTGTATTTCATTTTTTATATTTTATTAAACACATTCCAGTGTGATGGAATCTTGGGCGACCTCATCGCCCAGACCATCACGAAGTGTAACAGTTGCCGTGAACCTGATCTTAGCCGGAACTCCCTCGCTGTCGACAGAGAGGTCTGACTGGGTCAGGACGATAGCCTTGCCCGCCTTGGAGCCGACTTCGAGTGCCCAAACGTTGTCGCTGGTTACTCTCTGTTCACCAGCCTTATTCTCCGTGTATCTGGTCCAGGCTACGTCGCTGTCGAGGATATCTGAGGTAATATCCTGGCCGTAGAGCGTAGCAACGATAGTCAGCGGAGCCCGGAAGTTGTCGAAGTCATAGATCGTCTCGTCTTCGAGGAAGTCAATGGTGAAGGCCGGATTGCCCTCTATCATCGCCCAGTCGGTATTGTTCCACCTTGGTGCGGTATGGGTACCGGTTTTCTGGCATCGCCACTTGCACCCGGTGTACCACACATCTGAGGTCTCGAATTTGCCGGTATCCGGATTGAGGGCTGAGCAGAAATATTCTGCCGTCTCTGACCATGGTCCCCGGTCTACAAAATCGACAATCGGCTTGCCATGGTAGTCGATCTGTATGATGTCCTGGGTGATGATGCCGGCTGCATAGAGATAATCCCTGCCCTTGACGATAGGAAGGTCGAGCGACTTGACGAATTCAGGCATGTCGCCGAAGACCATGCCGTAGTTGTAATCGTCGAGTATCGGCTTGGTGACGCCCGTCAGCTTGACGATGCGGCCCTCAGAACTGGAGATGTAGAAGCAGCTCTGCAGCGACTCTTCGGTCTGGTTGCCATAACGGGCGATGTTCATGAGCTCGCACGGCGGGAAGTTCTTGCCTGCCGGAACATCGGCATCAGGATAGAGGGTAACCTCGATGTAATTCTTAACCGCGTTGACGCTGTTGACTCTCATCCATGAGGTGTAGTAGGCTGCCGAGGTGCCAGAATTGGCAGCCGAGGCGATGTTGTTGACCACGCCCTTGATGACGTTGCCCACATGCTGCGCCGTGAAGTATCCACTATACTTGGAGCGGAGGTGCAGGCCATAGCAGTTATCACCCAGGCTGTCAACGCTCTCGATGGTGTCGCTCTCTGTGAAGAAAGTGTCACCCTCCTGCGCTGACAGACGGTTGACAATCAGCTCCATGACCCGCATGTATGTGCGGACGGTGATGCTCTCAACCTCGGCATTGCCTCTGTCATCAACCTGCCCTCCCTTGCCGTTGTACAGTCCGGAAACGAAATCCCCGAACTGTGCACCCGCCTTGAGCTGCGCCATCTGCTCGGAGATGAGTCCACGCAGGAAGGTAATCATGCCCTCGGCTGCATCGTCATGCTTGCGGCTGAGGAAGGCATCGGAGGTTTCGTCAGCACAGAAGTGCAGCAGCGAGAGGAAAGCGTTGCCGATGCGGTTTGCCGTGTTAGCCTGCAGGCGCCGCTCGTCTCTGATGCCCTCGAAGAGGGACTGAAGTGCACTCTTGTCTAATTTGTATGCCATTTGCTATTTTTGTTGCAAAGATAATATCTCGATGGAATCGGTAAAAATACGCTCCCTAGAGGTTGCGTGCCGCTCCTATGCCCCTGAAGATCTCGGTGAGGGCTGATGCCATCAGACCATTGTACCGGTCGCCGTAGAAGGTTGCCTCATGCTCGTTGAGCTTCATGACAGATGAGTAGTACTTCTGAGAGAACCAGTCACGCCTGCCTTTTGGTTCGCCACCGGCGACACGACCGCCCCAGGCTGGACCCACCTTCTTCGGTTTATCGAGATTGTTGTCTCGGCGGTATTCATCGCCCAGGAAGTTGAGGTCGCCGTTGTTGATGCGGTGGACTTTCTCGCCTCCCTGTGCCTCGGTCCACTTGTACCACTCATGTGCCGGACCTACACCTGCAGCTACATAGATACCGTACTGCAGGAAGTTGTGCTCAATTGTGGTCACAGAGCCCTGCTCCAGGTGCGCCTTGATGGAAGCGTATAGGCGACCGGTATCGATGGTACGAAGCCGCTCCATGCGCTCTCGCCAGTAGTCGCCCATGGCATTAGCCCATCCTCGCTCATATCTGAGGAGGTCGTCTATTTCTGCGTCTGCCATAGGCTCTCGTCATACTGAATGTCGATAGGTTCGTCTGATGTGACCATGAAGTAGAGTCCTGTGACGCCATTCATGGACCATCTGCCCAGTTCGCTCGAATAGACCTGCGTGAGGTCCAGGAACTCCATCTGTCCGTCGTATGCCTCTCGGCTCTTGTCGTGGAGCATACGGCTGAGGAACTGGCGGAAGATATATCGGCAGATATTCATTTTCGCCTCTCGGTCTGCCATGTCATCGCGTCGGTACCCTGCCAGGATCCAGACGGTATAGACGTTGCGGTCAAAGAAGCCCTCTCCGATGGAATGGGTGTTGCTGTCAACGGTATCTGAGACCATAACAAAGTTGGATGCCTTGCGGAACTGCTGCATGACTCCTTGAATTGAATCAGGTCCCGAACACTCTGTTGCGACGAAATTATAATCCCTGCAGGTTCTGCATTCGGTAGCCAGCTGCTTGAAATAGGCGATGGAATCGAAGATTTTCTCTGTCATGTGCTGTAAATTTAACTATTTTGCCTGTTGCGTTTCTTGAACTCCTCTGCCTCCCGAGCCTTGTTGTCCAGCTCTGTGAGGGCAGCCCAGCAGTCTGTATTGTAGACTGCCTGCAGTTTGGTCACGTCACCATCGGTAAGTGCCCTGATCTGCGCCTGCATTGCTGGCAGGATGTCCTCACGCCGCAGCTCGCCGCCCTCTCTGGCTGGTCTGAAGAAGTGAGGGAAGTTGGCGGCAAAATACTCCTTGACACTCGAGAACCACATGAAGACTCCGAGGAGTTCGTAAGGTTCAAATTTAGCGGTTTCACTGGCAGAACCGCCTGCTGTTCTGTACATGAGTTGCGCCATCTTCAGCAGGAATCTGTCCTCCTGCTTGAGCATGAAAAGCTGGTAGTTCTTCTCGATATTGAGGTAATCGTAGAAGCTGACATCATGAAGCATGCTGTCAACTGCTGTTAGTAGAACGTCACTTGCTCTCTGCAAAGGCCGAAAATCGGTAAATTTGTCGATGAAATCGAAATTTTTGAGAAGCGATAGAATCTCGGCGCTGCTAATGTATAGGACTTTCCTCTTTGGCATTTCACCGGGAACGGAACAGAGCACGCTGCATTTCCACCCTGTACGGGTGTGCTTATGTACTTCAAGACCGCAGAATCTAACCAGGAGGTGGCATTTGGCGACAATCTTGTCCCTATTCGAAGATAAGATGTAGAGGACATAGCGCAACTGTTCCTCTGAAAGTTCCGCCCACGATGACGGTGCTTTGAAATTGAACTCTTGTGTACCATCTTTATGCGTTGAAAACGAAGGCAGGTTTTGATTTTTCATTGTTGAACTCTTTGAAATGGTTAGCCTTATATGCCGATGAATCCGCATATAATGAGAATTTATCGAGATGTGCATCTAAGTATCTGAGCAGTCTCGCACGCTCGTTGGAGTATGCCGACAGCATGTCGTTGGCCAACATGATCAGGCTGCGTTGAAGCATAAGGCGCACGCTTCCTTCAAACTCATTGCCCTCTCTCACACCTCTGACCAGACACATGATGTCATCCATCTGCTCGTCGGACACCAGCTTGCGCAGGGTGGCGTCTGCCTCCTGCATGGCTGCCAGCTTGGACATCCAGTCCTTGGAAGTCATGCTGGTCTGTCTCGTGAGATAACAATAACCCTCTATGCTCCACAAAACCGTCTGGATGCCCTGCTTTGCCTGCAGGGTGCTCCCCCAGCCTGGTACATCGGTGAGAAGAGCCATGACTGTGTCCTGAGCCACGATGAGGGCTATGCGGCATTGCTCAATGAGTGCCTCTACTCTTGAGGAACTGGCTGGAGAGACTTCGTTGTTGGCCACAACGCCAAAGCCTGTAGGCGTAAGCACGAGGTCGAGATGTCTGACTACGCTGAGGAAGGCATCGAGGCATACCGCCTTGATGACTGCTTCACGCAGGTCGTCGCTGGTCTCCAGTGCCGCCTCTCCTACCTCGCCCAGTATCTGCTGGCTGAGCCGCAGATAGGACTCCTTAAAATGCGGTTCCACCGACTCGAACACCTCAGAGTGCGAACTGGTGGCTGCAAGGATGCTCTGCTCGAAGTCATCCTTGCTGATCTGAATCTTCATTGTTGCCATTGTTTGAAACGATTGATGTCTGTTGGTCCTTATTCTTGTCAAGAGTCGTGAGCTCTATCATCGGCACGTCTACGGTCACTCCTCGGTCGGCATAGCCATTGTAGTGGGAGATGACGTGGTAAGGCTTGCACATGATGTCGTGGCAAGCCTTCTCGAGCGACTGCTTGAGGATGAAGAGTTCACGCTTGTCTGAGCCGGAATTGTTCATCTGGCTCTTGCCCGGCGTGGCTCCGATGAGGTTGGGATGCACGCCCAGCGAGAAGCAAAGGGCGTTGGATGCCTCGCTCATGTCGTCTGCCCAGTCGCCACCCTCCTTCTTGCTGCCCTCGGAGAGGTTGATGATGCGCACCATGCGCTGCTCCTTGCCGTTTGGGTCGAAGTAATAGCCCGTGATGAGTGCCTTGCCTGCATTTTCCGGACCGCACACGAAGTTGATGATGTTGTCCTTCTCCTGCAGGATGCGCTCCTTGCGCTTATCCGGGTCGATGATGTCCTCGTTGTTGCAGAGTTCCTCCCAGTAGTCGCGGTGCACCTCTATCTGAATGCGTGGCGCAGAGGTGTTCTTGATCATGTAGCGCTTTCCGATGCCGATGAGACGGTAGATGTCGTACCAGGCATCGTCGAAGATGCTGGCATAGTATGGTATCGGATAGTACTGCAGTCCGGGTGTCGGGATGCGTGAAATGATGGCAAACTTGCAGTCCTTGCCCATCTCAGGAGCCTTGCCCCTGATGCCGGTATATGGATCCGGAGCCTTGCCCATGCGCGCCATGAGGTCGCCAAGCGGGTCGTAGAGGTCGAGGAGCGGGATGACTTCGGTGTGGACAGGCGACATGACGTTGCGGAAGTCGCCGAAGAATACATGCTCTATGCGCCCCTTCTCATTGGGTGCCTCCAGGCGGCAGTAGGAAACGTCCTTGTGGCGGATGTTTACTATCTTGGAGTGGTCACGGCTCAGGATGATGACCTCTACCGACCAGAAGAAGAACTTCATGTCTGTAGCCTGCTGCATGAAGACCTCGTGGATGGAGTTCTTCAGGCAGAAGTCGCGTATCTCGCTGTCGGTAGTGTCCTGCTTGGTCTCCCGGTCCATGAAGCGCACGCCCTGGCCGTAGCAGCATTGGACGTTGAATGCCATGGCTCGCTGCGCCACCATGTTGCGGCGCAGCAACTGCTGCAGGGTGTATGGCATGTCGTTGTCATTGCCATAGTTCACATACTCGAAGAGCTTGCCGTCTGAAGTCTCCAGGATGCCCGTGGTGGCGTCGCCCACCTCTCCTGAACCCAGGAAACTGGTGTCCTGCCCATACTGCTGCTCGATGGTGGTGGAGTCTGTAACCCTGCTCACGCCCTCTGCCACTAGGGCGTAGCGACTGTAGGAACCGCTGGCTCCCACTTGCTGAAGCTGATATTTTTTCTGTTTCATGTCATAAATATACTGGTAAGCCCAGGAACTGGTGAATGTAGATGTCCGGAACGGTGCGAACCTCGGCATTTGCCGGGTTGACGAGACGGTGGAAACCGCCACGCCAGCTGCTGCCCCTAACCAGCCATCCTGTGTAGTCGACGGTCTCGCCGTCTGATGTCCACGCCTTCAGGTTAATGGTAGAGCGGTCTCGCTCTGCCTTGGCCAGGAGGCGCAGCACCTCTGTGAGGTGGTAAGCCGTGCGTCTCATCAGTTGAAGGTGTTGTCAAAGGTGTTGTCGAAGATACGGCCGGCTCGCTGCAGGTCAAGCACGTTGTGCTGGCGCTGGGCGTAGGTGTAGCTGAAGGTGAAGCGTGGCACGCTGTCGCGCAGGTTGTCACGCTTGGACTTGGAGTCAGAGAGGGCGACACGCTTGCCCACCTTGGCAACGCCGCCGATGAAGTTGACCAGATAGACCTCGTCTGAGCGGAAAAGATCATCTGCCCAGTTTGCCATGTCTGTGCCCAGATAGCCCGTATCGGCGTTGAATGTGCGCTGCTCTGTAATGCGGTAGTTTACCCTGATGCCGCCCATGTAGGCTGCATCGCGGGTGTACTGCGGGTCAACCTCGTGCTTGCCTGTGCAGTAGATGAGCTCCTGGCAGCCGAAGCTGTTGGTGAAGAGCAGAGTAGGCGCCACATCACGCTCCTCGCTGTCTATGATGAAGGTCATGGAGCGTGAGCCTGCCTCTACCACGTAGTAGAGAAGGTCGGTGTCCTCGGTCTCGAATCGTGACGGAGAGACGTCGATGGTGGTGTAGAGGTCGTTGCCGCCGGTGGCTGGTGCGGTAAACAGTTTTGTGGTTTTGTCGGAAAAGTGTGCGGTGACTTGTGCCGCTTCCTTGCCCATGTAGTGGAGATACTCCAGTCGCCCCATGTAGGTGGTCTTGTGCCCCTCGAGCAGGGTTAGGAAGTGGGTGGTGAGGAATGTAGAGCAGTCCACGCCCACGATGTCTACGGTAGAATAGTAGACCTGCAGGTTGGCTGTCTGTGTATCGGTGACAGTTGCCGAGTCGGTGTCTCCGGAGCTCGGAACCTGTTGCTCGGCGATGGTGATGGTGGCTGTGACTGCCAGCCTCCGGCGTGCATAAGGACGGAAGATGTCGGCAAGGTCGATCACTCTGACCTCTCCATCGGCAGGATAGAGATACTCATCGTAGATGGTATCATCACCTATCTTGATGGTGACGAGCAGGCGGGTCTTGGCCGTAAGAATGTCGATGTCGGGGATGTTCTCAAGGAAGAAACTGCCCGACGGAAGTGATGTGATGGTCATATATTATCTTTTTTGATGCAAAGATAATATGGAGGGGATCAAAATAAAAATACGGCTGACTACCCTCACGGGCGGGCAGCCGCATCAAAGCTTTTCAAACTTTGTAAAATTTTTCGTGCTGCAAAGGTACGAAAAATTATTCATAACACATGGTAGTACAATAAAATATATGAGTTTTTAACTTAAACCAGGCTGTCTGGCTTGACAACTCTCTCCCAAATAGCCCATGCCACGGTACCGTCTGGCTGCGTGGCTACCTGGTAGCCATGCTCCTGCATGTAGCGGTTGATGGTGTCTGTATCTACACCGCCCATGTCGTCAAGTTCCGCGGCTATGTCTGCGGTAGTCTTGAAACTCTTCTTGTAATCAATTCCGGTGACTGCATCCTTCACAGGGAGGCAGCTGCGGAAGTGGAAGTAAGCGTCGAGCAGGTCCTGCTCAAACTGCTCGCTGTTGAATTTTTCTGTATTTCTTGGCATAATCTTCATTTTTTAAAGGGTTAAACTTAAATACCGTCATCTGGGTGCTGTCGGTACAATGCCGACTCATAGAGGTCAACCCAGTAGCTCAGACGGGAAGCCCAAAGGTCGTATTTGGTCTGAAGCCTGGAAATACGTGCCTCCTCTCGCTCCAGTTCTCTTAGGTATCTGCCGACAATGCGGTGGGAGACTGGATTAACACAGTATCTCGACTGAATCTTGGCGTACTCCACTAGCTTGTACAGCTCAACACGTATTCTATCAAGCTCCCACCAACGTTCATTGAGCGCATCGCGGATGCGACGGCGTCTAAAATATAGCAAGAGAACGTCTCTCTTGACTTTCTTCTTATTTTTTTTCATGCCTAATCTTTGTTTATGGTTTTCCACATGGCTAGAGTCATGTTGTATGGCTTAGCCTCTTTAGCACCGTATTGAAGAGTATAGTAGCGATGATCAAACCAACGGATAACAGCCTGCTTATGTGGCTCATCATCGATGAAAACAACTGATGCGACAACTTTGTTGTCTCTCTGAAATTTGAGTTCCACTTTATGGGCGTTCATCTGCCTGCCTTCAAGAGCGAAGAACTCGCACCTGATGATATCCTTGGTTGTCAGCTTAGCTGTACGTCTTCTGCGGTTTCTACTTTTCTTCATCGCTCACTCCTCCTTTCTTGTCTTTGGTCCAGCCTGGGTGCAGGAGTCCTTCTTCTGCTCCCGAAAGTACCCCCCCGCTTCTCGGTATCTCTCAAAGATGTTATGGCGGTCGCTCTGGATGGTATTGTTGTTGAGTGTCCAAAGATTAGTCTCCTCGACCTTCGCCTTGTCTCTGCGAAATCCTGCCTCATTGCGAAGCTTTCTACAATTACGGAGTTCTTCCTGATATTCATTTTTGGCCTTCTCGAAAGCATTACGGGCACGGCGGTAGTTTTCCCCTGCTTCATCCTCCATGCGTTCAATACTGTCCAACGAGCTCTCGTAATTCCGGCTTATAACTTGCAACTCTGCCTGGTGGCGCTTGCGCTCGTCAGCAGCTCTCACGATGTTCTCCTCCAGCTGAGCATGAAACAGCTCTGTAGTCATTCTGCTCACCATCATGCTACCTCCCCTCCGAAAATGAAACCACCAATCATGACCATCGCCATCA